AAGAGGAAGCATTTGAACCTGCTATTGAGTCGAAAGACGAAGAAGCAGAAGTTGTAGATGAAGCAAAACAAGCAAAATCCGCTGGCGAAACTATGCGTGAATACGTAGAAAAAGTTTCTGCTCCATCGAATTCCGAAGGCTCTGATAACACTACTAGTCCAGTAGCAAAAAATGCTAAAGCACCTAACGATGCTAAAGCACATGCAATTGGCGGTGGTGAAGAAAAGGGCGGTAGTGCTCAAAAGCCAAAGGACATGGGAAAATCTTTCGAGAATGAACCAGGTGCTAAAGCCGGAGACACTTTTAAGAAGACATCTGCACCAAAGAGTGCTGAGTAATTAGGAGTTAGCCAATATGGCATACTTAAGAGAACATCTTACGTTCGATCAGGCGCAAGTCACCCTTGAGCAAAAAGGTGAAGGGGATTCAAAAGACCTTTACTTAAAAGGCATCTGTATTCAGGGTGGTGTTAAAAACGCTAACCAGCGAATCTACCCTGTCTCCGAGATAGGCAACGCTGTTACAACACTCAAGGATCAGATCAGCGGCGGTTATTCAGTTCTAGGTGAAGTTGATCACCCAGATGATTTAAAGGTCAATTTAGATCGTGTATCACATATGATTACTGATATGTGGATGGATGGCCCAAACGGGTTTGGTAAGATGAAAATTTTACCTACCCCGATGGGTAATCTTGTCAAAACCATGTTACAGTCAGGTGTGAAACTGGGAGTCAGTTCACGAGGAGCAGGTGAAGTTAATGAATCCTCTGGAGAAGTTAACGGATTTGAAATTATCACAGTTGATGTGGTAGCACAACCAAGTGCGCCGGGTGCTTACCCTACACCAATCTATGAACACTTAATGAATACAAGAGGTGGTTATAGTGCGATTAGGGCGGCTCATGAAGTATCGAAAGATGCTAAAGCACAGCAGTATCTCAAAGAACAGATGCTACGAGTCATAAAAGGCTTGCAGTAACAAAAGGAGAAGCCAATGAGTGATATGTTTAATAAACTTTTTGAAACAGGCTTGCTAGGTGAGGAAGTTCGCACTGACTTACAAGAAGCATGGGACCAAAAAGTGAAGGAAAACAAAGACACTGTTACTGCTGAACTCCGTGAGGAATTTGCAAAACGTTACGAACATGATAAGCAAAACATGGTCGAAGCGATTGACAATATGGTTTCCGAGCGTTTAGAATCAGAAATTGCTGAAATTGCTGAAGATAAGAAAGCACTTGCAGAAGCAAGAGTTGAATATAAGAAGAAAGTTTCAGAACATTCTGAGAAACTGCAAGAGTTTATGCTCAAGCAGTTGACTAAAGAAATTGGAGAGTTACACGAAGACCGTAACAAGGTAAGCGAAAACTTTTCAAAATTGGAAGACTTTGTTGTTAAGCAACTTGCAAACGAAATCAACGAGTTCGCAGAAGACAAAAAAGATTTGGCAGAAACCAAGGTAAAACTTGTAAAAGAAGCCAAAGAAAAATTTGCAGAAGTCAAAGCAAAATTTGTTGCTAAGTCAGCAGAAATTGTTAAAGAAACTGTAAGTAAGAAACTAGCAGAAGAGATTTCACAGTTGAAAGAAGATATTCATTCAGCACGTGAAAACAATTTTGGTAGAAAACTATTCGAAGCGTTTGCTAACGAATATTCTAACTCATACTTAAACGAAAAATCAGAAACTGCAAAGTTGATGAAGATCGTTGCTGAGAAAGAAGAAGCACTAGCAGAGGCTAAGAAAGCCATCACAGAGAAGGATACTCTAGTTGAGTCTAAGGAAGCAGAAATTTCTGTTGCTAAAGACAAAGCAAAACGTGTTGCAGTGATGAACGAGTTGTTGACTCCATTAGGTAAAGACAAAAGAGAAATTATGTCAGAACTATTAGAGTCGGTGCAAACAGAAAAATTGCACAATGCATTTGACAAGTACCTACCAGCAGTAATGGAAGATAAAAAACCAACTGCAAAAAAACAGGCATTAAATGAAGGCACAGAAGTAACAGGCGATAAAGAAATCAAACAACCGGTAGAAGAAAAGTCAAACTTAATAGAACTCCGCAAATTAGCGGGATTAAACTAAAAAAGGAGAAGGACAAAATGTCAGAAATGATCAATGAAAATTGGCAGGCTACCAAAGGCGCACTTCTTGAAGGTCTTAACGGACACAAGAAAAGCGTAATGGATGTCACTCTCGAGAATACTAGACGTTATCTCGCTGAGTCGGCAACTGCTGGAGCAACTTCCGCAGGAAATGTTGCAACACTAAACAGAGTGATTCTCCCAGTAATTAGACGTGTAATGCCCACAGTTATCGCAAACGAAATTGTTGGTGTACAGCCTATGACTGGACCAGTTTCACAAATTCACACACTAAGAGTACGTTACTCAGACACTCAGGACGCTACAGGAACAGCAAACGACGTGACTGCTGGTGATGAAGCATTATCACCATTCAAAATCGGTCAGGCTTATTCCGGTGACGGTACTGACGGTAAAGCGGCTTCTACAGCGGCTTTAGAAGGTAGTGCTGGTAACAGATTGTCAATTCAAATCTTAAAGCAAGCAGTAGAAGCGAAGTCAAGAAAACTATCTGCTCGTTGGACATTTGAAGCGGCACAAGACGCTCAAGCACAACAAGGTATCGACATTGAAGCAGAAATCATGGCGGCTCTTGCACAAGAGATTACTGCTGAGATTGACCAAGAGATTTTAACATCTCTTCGTTCACTTGCTTCAGTTGAAGAAACTTACGACCAAGCGGCTGTAAGCGGTACTGCTACTTTTGTTGGTGACGAACATGCGGCACTTGCTGTTCAAATTAACAGAGTATCTAACAAGATCGCTCAGCGTACACGTAGAGGCGCAGGTAACTTTGCAGTTGTTAACAACCAAGCATTGACAATCCTACAATCTGCTACAACTTCTGCTTTCGCAAGAAGCACAGAAGGTACGTTCGAAGCACCAACAAACACTAAGTTTGTAGGTACACTTAACAACTCAATGAGAGTATATGTTGACTCATACAAAGCAGACAACACATCTGGTACTGATAATGACGCAGTTCTTATCGGTTACAAAGGCTCTTCAGAGGCTGATGCAGCGG